ATCGGTTAGTATTAAAAGTTTCATAGGTTTTTGAGTAGGTAGTTAAACGCTTGATTGGTGACGTAATCAAAGCCATTGTTCACAGGTATCACGTTGGGTGTGTTTGGACAAACCTCAAGCAATCGTTTCACCTTCATCTGTTCAGCAATGGCGTAGGTGCTTGACTGATTGCCGATGAATGCCGTGACGCTCCCCATAATCGTTGCCAACATCAAAGCATCTGCACATTTGAGAAGCTCACAATCTAACTGCCATCGTTCGGTGAATGCAATATACTCGGATTCGTAACCAAAAAAAATGCACTTGTGTTCTTTAAGTGGGAAATAATTGATGTCGTGATTCCGATATCTTGAGGAGAAGTTGAGAAGGATGTAATCACCAAAGGATGGTATTGGTTCACTTGCCGTGATACAGGGGTTGTGAAGGTCTGTAATCAATTCGGGGTATACAAGAAAGTGATTCCGTCTCAAGTCACCAGCGGACAAATTCAATCCGTGCCTTCGGAACTTGTCAAAGTCATACACCACGTCTTGATGGTGATGCATATGAACTGCCTTGATATATTCTTGATGTTCAAGTAATGGCTTGACGTATTCGTACGAGTTCAGGTTCATACAATACCCTCCACCGGGGTGATTCGGTGTTGAGTTCTGCTCACGGAATCCGATGTGAAAATCAACCGCACCATTCAACTCTGCAACTCGTTTTGTTGCAGTTAGCGAATAGATGAGATCACCGATATGTCCTGACTGGATGACTCTCATTCGTTCGGTGTGACGGGTATGGGCATCCAATATGCCACGTCAATAATTGCATTTGAATACTCCTCAACCCAAAGGTCATCAAAATACCGTGCCAATGTTATCAATCCGCTGGTTGTTGATACCAACTGAATATCCTCATCTTGTGGTGGGAGCTTGTCCTCACCTCTCCAACTTGCTCTCATCTAAATTCAATGTTATTGTGAAATTCTTGCTTTCTATTGTTTGGTCAATTGTTTCCTTTGGCTTTCCTTGTGAGCGAGTGAGTAACATCTCCAAGTTGAAAAGTGAGTTGTTGTTGTGACCTTTCAACAACGCACCGGCAATTGTCCTTTCCATTATCGTGTATTCATCCCCTTTGTCAATCTTCTCGAGTTCTTTCCGTGATAATGTCAGCATAGCCAACATCGTATCTTCAACTTGTGATTTCGTATAGCCAATGTCCTTCATTTGGGTGATGAGTTTCTGCGGTCTGCCATTACCTATTCTCCTTTCATCCTCCCCTTTTTTAAACGGTTTTAAGTTTTGTTCGTTTGCCATACTTCTCACATTTGTCTCACATTTATTTTGCCATTGACAATTTCTGTTCGTGAATGGATTTCAACCACGCCTTGTATTGTTTTTTATCACCGTATTTGATGTGATCCTCACGACATAAAGCCATCAAGTTTTCGATGTTGTGTGCCTGTTTGCTCCCCCCGATTCCACGAGCTTCGATGTGATGGATGTCCACGGCTTGTTTACCACAGATTTCACAACAGATGAAGTCACTAATGTCATATCCGAAATGGTTGAAATATGTCATTGTGTGTTTTTTCACTTTCTTCTTCTCTTTGGCTTCTGCTCATCATCGGCAAGTTGTGCTTTGGTGAGTGCGTCTTGTTGCTGGTTTGCCCATATCAAAAGTGAGTGCAATGCTTCGGTCACACACGTTGAGCAGTTTGGAAGATTACGCCCGAAAATTTCACGGTGTACGTTGTTAAGGATTGCACCTTGTTCAGGTGTTGGTGCGAACACTTGTGTTTTCTTCCAAACATCGTAAAGGGGTTGGAGTGATAGTATGAATTCAATGTTGCTCATAGTTTGTAAAGTTCTTCAAGTACTTTGGTGTAAAATTGTTTTTCCGTCCATTGGTCTTTGGGACTGAAATCCTCGTATAAATCATAGACGTTTTTGTATGGTGATGCGAATTCGATTAATTCCTCAACGTGAATGATTGCACATTTCTTTGCATCGTCTTCCGATAGTGAGAAAAGAACCTCATATTCTCCCGTTACCAGTTCAACCGATTCTGCGTTCACAAGCATAAACTTGTGGTATATCATATTGGCTTTGTCTTTTGGACTCATAGTAATTCGATTTCTTTTTTAACGGCTTCCCAATACCACATTTTAACATTGGGTGTTTCTTTGTTTTCGATGTTGTCAATGATTGATTCAACGGCAATCAATGCACATTGAATTCCCTCGTTGCGTTGTTGTAATCCAACCACGGTGAATTTGTCAACCATCTCCTTTGCCTTTTGTTTAGCGGTCATATCTTCGTCTCAAGAAGTGCAACAATCACGGTGGCGATGGATGCGTAAAGTATCCCCACCCAACCATAAGTGTACAAAAAGAAGGACAACCCCAACCACCACGAAAGGCAAAACGCACAATCAAGTGGTTTCATTCGCTTCCATTTGGAGTAATCGCTCCCATATAGATAGCGTTTAAGTAGGTCGGCTGGTTTGCCAAAGTTTACAATGATGATGCTTAAACAAGCAATCCCAATTATTTCTGTGTGCATCTGTCTTTCATTAGTTTGATAACTCGCAGCACTTCACGAACGGAGATGTCTGTCTTTCTATGGATTGCTCGTGCGGACATTCCTGAACACCATAGTTTGAAAAGCTCCCTTTCGTAAAAATATGCGGATTCTGTGACTTCATTTATTTTGTTGATTCGTTCAAGTTCAATTCCTTCGGTGTGTTCACGTTCATCCAGTAGGTCAATTTCCTCAGCGAAGTCAAGCTCGTACACATCGTATTGATCGTATATTCTTGATTCACCGAAGGGATGCCGGTTGCCGTTGATACAAAGGTATAAAAGACGGATTGACCAGAATTGGATGTATCCGTCTCTATATATTTTTTCGATTTGCTCATCGGGTTTTTCAAGTAATGTCAAAAAGTAAAATTGATACAACTCCCTTGCCAACTCTCTATCTTTGGCGATGTTCCTGGTTGCTTTTGTGAGCCAATCAGCTTTGGACAATTCCAATATGATGTCGGCTTTTTTCAATCTTTCTTTTCAATAATGCAAATATAACCATCTTTTTCGTACTTTTTTTGACATCTCAAAACTTGTTCCTCATCATACAGGATATGGATGCTCGATGATATCCCTTTGGTGCAAGTAATCACCCAATAATTGAATGGCTTTCTCATAGTGTTGGCGTGTTATTCTGTCGTGAGTTATCAAATTGTCAAAGACATTCACCGCATTCATCACGCTGGAATGGTCTCTATGTAGTATATAGCCAATTGATGCAAATGTCATCTTCAAATGTTTACGGCATAAATACGAAAACATATGACGTGAATAGGCGATGGCTTGTCTTCGGTTGTGCGAGATGACGAGATCAGGCGTTGTGTCGTAGGCTTGACAACATACCCTCATTGCATCTGTCCAATGTGCGTCAATGTTGTTGATGTCGCATTTTGGTTTAAGGATTTCACGTTTGAGCCTTGCTATCTCTTTGTCGTGTGTGACGGTTATGTGCGAAATCATCAATCGCAATCGCTTGATTTCTTGCTTTAGGTTGTGGGTTTCTTGGAATTGGTTCATAGGAATGTGATTTTGCACTTTTGACATTTGTACTTGTTAACGGTCTTGAGCAACCAAACACGTCCGATGCACTTACATTGTGGGCAATGCGGATGGTCTTTCACTTGAATTGAATCATAGATGGATTGCCAATACTCGTGACCTTGTGGTGTTTGATCCCATTTGAACGCATCTAAGAGCATATCTTGGAGAGTGTGATAGCATTGCACCCTCTTATCTTTTTCAACAAGTTGGATGAATTCTTTGTAGTTTGGCAAAACCCTCGCCTTAGTGCGTAGCTGGTTGCTTCTTCGGTAGTCAATGATTGTCATACTAACTTTTCATTTCCATCGCCTAACTTGATAAACCCTGAATCCTTCGTTGATCCAGTTGCACGAATGAAATCAATTTCAATCTTTGCCGAGTTGATGATTACTTGTCCGACATCTGCCATTGCTTTCGCAGTTGCAACGTCAATGTCACCGTCTTTCAATCGTTCGAGTGTTTCAAAGAGGTGATCACGTAGGTCGTTAATTTTGTTTCTTGCCATAGGAGTTTATTTTTCTTGTTAATGATTTTTTGATTTGTACAACTTCGAGTAATTCTTTCGGGAGATTTTGAACGTGATTCCTTCGCATATGCTCAACACGATCTATCACTTCCAAATTCTCAATTGTTATATTATTTTTGTTTCGGTCTTTGAACACCACAAACATTCCCTTTGGAACTTCTCCGTTGTGTTGTTTCCACAAAAGGATGTGAACAAACTGAAATCCCTTCTCCACTCTTTCAACCAGGTATCCATCACGGAATGAACGATGTCCAATTGGTTTGGTGTTGTGTGGTGGTTGCCCTTTTTTAAATTGGGTTTCTTTCCCTCCGATTTGTAAACCCTTCATTCCTTTGTTCCACGACTTCATTCCTTTTTTGAATTGGGTGTGTTCATACCCTTTGTAATTTTCTTTGTAGTAGCTCATCAACCAGTCCTGGTCTTTGTTTAATCCGATTCTTTTTGCACGGTTGTAAATGCGTTTTATACTGCACCCGAAATGAATTGCCAAATCTTTTGACAATGTTGTGGGGTACAATTTTACAAGCTCATCGCTCTCGGCTTTAGTCCATCTCTTTGTCATCCTCTTTCTTTATACATTGTTCGATTGCCAATATAATTGACATCAATGATTCCACATTCACCGTGCCTGTTCTTTGATATAATCAATTCGGCTTCTTCGATTTCGGGTTGAACGCTTTCATATTTGGCTGGTCGGAAAGGGAACATAACCACATCTGCATCTTGTTCGATACTTCCGCTCTCTCTTATGTCGGACAACATCGGTCTTTTGTCTGCTCTATCTTCAGGCTTCCGTGATAACTGAGCCAACACAATCACGGTGATTTGCAATTCCTTTGCCAACAATTTCAACCCCCTTGAAATTTCCGCAATTTCTTGCTCTCTGTTTTGTTTGCTACCCTTCATTAACTGGATGTAGTCAATCACGAGTAAGTCCAACCCGTGCTTTGCTTTGTGCGTTTTGGCTTTGGCTTTGACTTGCTGAATAGATGCGTTGGGTTCTTCGTCAACAAAGAAATCTACTTGGCTTCTGTTGACAGAATCACATAAATGGAAAAGTTCGTGTTCTCTCAATGTCGCATTGCGTATCTTCCAATTGACAATTTCGGTGATCAATGAGAAATATCTTTTTGCCAATTGTTCTGCACTCATTTCCAAACTGATAATTAACCCCTTACCACCCAATTTGCCAAACTCATATATCAAAGACAATGCAAGTGCAGTTTTACCCATTCCTGGTCTCGCTGCCATCACTATCAAATCACCAGCGTTCCAACCTCCCAACATTTTGTCAAGCGATTTCCAACCCGTTCTTTTGCCTGTTATGGCTTCGCCACGGCTTATGGCTTCTGTTATGGTGTCCAATGCTTTTGCACTCACCTTGTGGATTGAAACTGGATCGTGTATGGTTGTGAACCTCGTGTTATCAATTGCGTTTTGTGTGTACTCCAATAACTCCTTCAAACTTTTGGTTAAATCAATCTGCCCCAATTGTGCAATGAATTGCTTTTGCAAAAAGCTTTGTTCTAACCTCGGAAGATACTCGCTCACATTTGCCACGTTGGACACATTTTGTCCAATCATTATCACTTGCATTCGTTCGCTCTTGGTGTAACCATCGGTTAAACTCATATAATCTATTGGTTCATTATCAAAGTATTTGTCTTGCATCCTCTTAATCACTTTGCGATGCAATGGTATCTCAAACCAATCCGCTTTCATTCTTGGTAACAACGCCCGTGTTTGTTCGTAAAACAACAATT